AGTATGATGATAGAACTATTCTCAACTACAAATGCTATTGGTGGTGTTTGGATATTTGCATACGGTGGTGTTAAAGGATAAATTATGTCTGATAATATCTACTTAGGTAATCCAAATTTAAAAAAAGCAAATACACAAATTCAATTCACAGAAGAACAAATTATTGAGTTTTTAAAGTGTAAAGAAGACCCTGTTTATTTTGCAAAAAATTATATTAAGATCGTTTCTTTGGATCACGGTCTTGTTCCTTTTAAGATGTATCCATTTCAAGAGAAACTTGTTAAAAATTTTCATGAAAATAGATTTAATATATGCAAGATGCCACGGCAGACAGGTAAATCAACCACCTGCGTATCCTACCTGCTCCACTATGCCGTATTTAATGATAATGTGAATATTGCCATCCTTGCTAATAAGGCATCTACTGCAAGGGATCTGCTGGGCAGATTACAACTTGCTTATGAAAATTTACCTTCATGGATGCAACAGGGTATTATATCTTGGAACAAGGGATCTTTAGAATTGGAAAATGGATCTAAGATTTCATCTAACTCTACTTCTTCATCTGCTGTCCGAGGTGGATCTTATAATGTAATTTTTTTGGACGAATTTGCGTTCATTCCTAATCACATCGCTGATGACTTTTTTGCCTCTGTTTATCCTACTATTTCTTCTGGTCAAAGCACAAAGGTAATTATTGTTTCTACCCCTCGCGGTATGAATCACTTCTACCGAATGTGGCATGACTCCGAAAGAGGAAAGAATGAATATGTACCAACTGATGTTCATTGGTCAGAAGTTCCTGGTAGAGATGAAAAATGGAAAGCACAAACAATAGCAAATACTTCCGAACAACAATTCAAAGTTGAGTTTGAATGTGAATTTTTAGGATCTGTCGATACTCTAATTAATTCCTCAAAATTAAAAAATTTAGTTTATGAAGATCCTATAAAGAAAAATAAAGGATTAGATGTTTACGAAGATCCTATTTCAGAACACAATTATATGATTACAGTTGATGTTGCACGAGGAATAGGAAATGATTATTCTGCATTTGTTGTTGTGGATATAACTGCATTTCCATATAAAGTTGTTGCAAAATATAGAAATAATGAAATAAAGCCTATGCTATTTCCAAATGTCATAGAACCAGTTGCAAAAGCATACAATTATGCTTGGATACTGGTTGAAATTAATGATATTGGTGATCAGATAGCAAATATATTACATTTTGATTTGGAATATGACAATATTCTCATGTGTGCTCAAAGAGGTAGATCTGGGCAAATAGTTGGAACTGGTTTTAGTGGTAAAAAATCTTATCTTGGAATCAGAATGACTGCTGCTGTGAAAAAATTAGGTTGTTCCAATTTAAGAACGTTAATAGAAGATGATAAATTAATGACAAATGATTATGATATTATTAGTGAAATGACAACTTTTATTCAAAAGAATAATAGTTTTATGGCAGAAGAAGGTTGTAATGATGATTTAATGATGTGCCTTGTTATTTTTGCATGGTTGGTTGCTCAACCATATTTTAAAGAGATGACAGATGATGATATTAGAAAAAGAATCTATGAGGAGCAAGAAGATCAAATAGAAGCAGATATGGCACCTTTTGGATTTATATCAACAGGATTAGAAGATGGTCCATCATTTGTTGATAATGATGGTGATACTTGGCATTTTGATGAGTATGGTGATAGAAGTTATATGTGGGATTATAGATAAATGGATTTAGATGATCAAGTAGATTTAGAACATTTACTTTTTTTAGAAAGAAAATGTAGATCATGTAATCAAGTGAAAAGTTTACTAGATGATTTTTACCTATCATATAGAGATAGAGGATCTCTTCCTTCATCATATTCATATGAATGTAAAAAATGTACTGTAAATAGAATAAAAAAATCTAGAAAAAAGCAAATAAAATTAGATAAAGAAGATTATCCAGATTGGTAATTGTTCGTGGGTTATTTCCCCATCAGAAATACTCTTTTTAATAAATAATTTCAGAGTATTTCTGAAAAAAGAGGACGACAAGATGCCACTAAATTTAGCATCTCCTGGAATTGTTGTAAGAGAAGTTGATGTAACCGTTGGGAGAGTAGATCCAACTTCAAATTCAATAGCTGCAATTGTGGCTCCTTTTGAAAAGGGCCCAGTTGAAAGTTCTATTTTAGTTCAAAATGAGCAACAGTTATTAGCAAATTTTGGACAACCAAGAAATATAGCAAGTCATTATGAAACTTGGTTTACCGCATCATCATTTTTGTCTTATGGTGGAAAATTACTAGTTCTAAGATCAGATAGTGATAATTTGCAGAATGCAAATCAATCAGTTACTGGCGTTGCAACTAACATAAAAATTAAAAGTTATGAAGATTATGTAAATAAAGGATATAATGAAAATGCTATATCGGATGTAGTTTTTGCCGCTAGAAATCCAGGATCTTGGGGTAATGGATTAAAAGTAGCAATTATTGATGCTAAAGCAGATCAAATGTTAAGTGGCATCAATACAACTAGTGCAGTTGTTGGATATGGAATCACTCAGTCAATTAATGGAGTTGTAAGTGCTGGGGCAGGAACTACTGAAACTTTAGACGGATATATTAAAGGAATTATTACTGGAATAGATCCTGGATCTCTTGATGTTAAAGTTTTAAGTTATGTATCTGCTGATGGAACGGAAACAGAAGTAGATTATGAACCACAAGGTGTTTACAGATTTAAATCATCAGGAACAGTAACTATTCGTGCAAACAATACTGGTGTAGGTGTAGCAACAACATCTTTTGCATCATCACCAGACTGGTTTGATGCACAAACAATTACTTTAAATAATGGCACTATTGCTTGGAATACTTTAGCACCAAGACCAGGAACATCAAGATTTGCTGCTTCTAGAGGAAGCAGATTTGATGAACTTCATGTTGTAGTAATTGACGGTAAAGGAGATGTAAGTGGAAATGCAGGAACTGTTTTAGAAAAACACGTTGCATTATCAAAAGCAAAAAATGCAATTTATGCTGCAGGAAGTTCTTCGTATTGGAACAAATATATTGCAGATGGTTCATCTCTAATCTTTGGTGGATCACAACCAAGTGGTGTTGTAACTTGTGGATTTACAAATTTATCAACATTTACATTAGGTGGAAAAAATTGGAATTCAAATACTGAAGATAATACATCATTTAAATGTATAGGTGCCGAAACTTATTCATTAAGTGGAGGAACAAATTATGATGGAGATGATGATATCAATTATGATACATCATTACAAACATCTTTATCAGATTTATCGGGTGGTTATGATTTATTAACAAATACCGAACAATATAACATTAATTTCATTTTAATGGGATCTGCTTCATATGATAAAGAAACTTGCCAAGCATTAGCATCTAAAATTATTTCTGTTGCAGAAGAAAGACAAGATGCAATAGCATTTGTTTCACCATATAAAAATTCGATGTTGAATTTAAGTGGAACTGCATCATTTGTACCTATTAACTCAGCAGATATAACAGATAATATTATTAGTTACTACGCTTCAATACCATCTTCATCTTATGCAATTTTTGATAGTGGATACAAATACATGTATGACAAATTTGCACAAACATTTAGATATATTCCTTTAAATGGTGATATTGCTGGTATTTGTGCTAGAAATGATACCACACATGCTCCATGGGTTTCACCTGCTGGAACTTCTAGAGGTTCTATTCTTAATGCGGTTAAACTTGCATACAATCCATCAAAAGTTCAAAGAGATAGACTTTATTCTAATAGAGTAAACCCTGTAATTTTCTCTCCTGGTTCTGGAATTATATTATTTGGTGATAAAACAGGTTTAGCAAAAGCATCTGCATTTGATAGACTTAATGTTCGTAGATTGTTTATCTATGTTGAAAAAGCAGTTAAAGCAGCTGCTGATGCACAATTATTTGAATTTAATGACGAAACAACTAGAACAAATTTTGTAAATATAGTTGATCCATTCCTAAGAGATATTTTAGCTAAGAGAGGAATTGTAGATTATAGAGTTATTTGTGATCAAACTAATAACACTGCTTCAGTAATTGATAATGGCGAATTCGTTGCTGACATTTATATCAAACCTTCGCGTTCAATTAACTTTATTGGATTAACATTTGTAGCTACAAGAAGTGGTGTATCCTTTGAAGAAATCGTAGGTAATGTTTAATTTAATTATAATCCAAAATTACTTATTAGAGGTACAAAAAAATGGCATTAAAAACTCTTGATAACTTCAAAGCTCAACTAGTTGGTGGTGGTGCAAGACCCAATCTATTTGAAGTCTCAATATCTTATCCAACTACTTTAACAACTTCTGGATCAAACACCCAAAATATTGATAAACCTACTGGTGCAACCAGTTCTGAAGATTTATTGATTTTTATGGTAAAAGCAGCTGCTCTTCCAGCATCAAATATTACCCCAGTCGAAATTCCTTTTAGAGGAAGAACATTAAAAGTTGCTGGAGAAAGAACTTTTGATACTTGGACTATTACTGTTCTTAATGATGTTGATTTTAAAATTAGAACATCATTTGAGCAATGGATGAACGGAATAAGCAAAATTTCTGATGCTAGTGGCACAACAAATCCTACTGATTATCAGAAAACGGCAACAGTTAGTCAATTAAATAGAGCTGGTGAAGCTGTTAGAAGATATAAGTTTGCTGGAATATTTCCAACTAATATTTCGCAAATTGATCTTTCCATGGATACAACAGATACTATTGAAGAGTACACTGTAGAATTCCAAGTACAGTATTGGGAAGCTTTAGACGACGGAACAGGTCGCCCAGCAATTATTTAATAAATAGATATACCAAGTTTAATTTAAATTTTATACTATGCCAAGACTTTTTGGTTTTTCTATTGAAGACCCTGATAATAAAAAATCTAAAATTGTCTCCCCCGTTCCTCAAAACAATGAGGACGGGGTTGATAATTATGTTGCTAGTGGATTTTATGGTCAATATTTGGATATTGAAGGTGTTTTTAGGTCTGAAAATGACCTAATCAGAAGATATAGAGAAATGGCTCTTCATCCAGAAGTGGATGGTGCTATTGAAGATGTTGTAAATGAAGCAATTGTTAGTGACATTTACGATTCTCCAGTTGAGATTGAATTATCAAATTTAAATGCAAGCAATAAATTAAAAGAAAAAATTAGAGAAGAATTTAAATATATTAAAGATTTAATGGACTTTGATAAAAAGTCTCACGAAATTTTTAGAAATTGGTATATTGATGGAAAACTTTATTATTTAAAAATAATTGATCAAAAAAATGCATCTGATGGAATAAAAGAAATCAGATATGTGGATCCGATGAAGATGCGTCATATTAGGCAAGAAAAAAAGAAAGGGGATCCAAGAATTCCCATGTCTTCTGAAATGATGACTCCGATGAATAGTAAGGGTGATGATAGAACAGTTTATTCTCCAGAAATCGAAGAGTATTTTATATACACTCCAACTCCAAATTATCCAACTGGCATGATTTCAAGTTCTGGAACACAAAAGGGAGTTAAAATAGCAAAAGATTCGGTTACTTATTGCACTTCTGGATTAGTAGATAGAAATAAAGGAACTGTTCTTTCATATCTCCATAAAGCAATTAAAGCACTCAATCAACTTAGAATGATTGAAGATAGTCTTGTTATTTACAGACTTTCGAGAGCACCAGAACGTAGAATATTTTATATTGATGTTGGCAATCTTCCAAAAGTAAAAGCTGAGCAATATCTTAGAGATGTGATGAATCGTTATCGTAACAAACTCGTTTACGATTCAAATAACGGAGAAATTCGTGATGATCGAAAATTTATGAGTATGCTTGAAGATTTTTGGCTTCCTCGCCGTGAAGGTGGTAGAGGAACAGAAATTACAACTTTACCAGGTGGTCAAAATCTTGGAGAACTTGCCGATATTGAATATTTTCAGAAAAAACTTTATAGAGCATTAGCAGTTCCAGAATCAAGAATTGCTGGTAGCGGAGATGGATTTAATCTTGGTAGATCATCAGAAATATTAAGAGATGAATTAAAATTTACCAAATTTGTTGGAAGATTGAGAAAAAGATTTGCAAATATGTTTACCGACATGTTACGCACACAATTAATATTAAAAAATATTGTTTCTCCAGATGATTGGGAGAAAATGTCAGAACATATTCAATATGATTTTATTTACGATAATCAATTTTCAGAATTAAAAGAGTCGGAATTAATGACTGAAAGATTAAATCTTTTAGCCCTAATGGAACCTTATATTGGAAAATATTTTTCTGTTCAATATGCAAGAACAAAAATTCTTCGTCAAAGTGATGGGGATATAATAGAATTAGATAAACAAATTGATAAAGAAATAAAAGATGGAATTATTCCAGATCCAAATTCAATAGATCCAATTACGGGTGAACCTTTACCAATTGAAGGTGATATTGGTCCAAATACCAATACCCAAAGTTCAGTTACCAATACTCAAACTCAAAAAGATGCCAAAAAATCTCAAATATAAATAATTAATATAAATAAACTAAATTTGTATGGATAAAATTATCGATTTGATTGCAATTGATTCTAGTGCTTCGGATATATCTGATTCAATTAAAGATGTTCTTTTTGCAAAATCTGCTGCAAAAATTGATTCAATTCGCCCAAATATTGCATCTTCTTTATTTGATATTTCCAATTCCGAAGGAGAAGAATAATGGCAATAAAAATTATTCAAGATACGGTTATACCTAGATTAGCACCGTCTCCTGGTATTGCAGCAACAACTGTTCCTATTGCATTAAGAAGTGGATATTTGAGAATTACTATTGGATCAACAACTGGTAGTTCTGGTGGTTATGTTGCGATTGGAACAAATCCAATAGTAACAAACAGTTCTTATCATATTACTTCATATAGTGTTGATATACTCAAAGAAACGATGAAGAAACAGAGAATTGTTGGAATTACAACTGGAACTACAACAACAATTAATTTTGGAGAAAATGCCGGAAATTATTTTTCACTTGAAGATTATGTGACAATAGAAAATGCGACAACTGCGGGAATTAACACTACACATAATAGAATTATTTCTTTAAGTCCATCATCTCTTGTAATTGATTTTAATAGTTCTTCTGTAGTAAATCCAGTAATCGGAAACGCAAATTTGGCAAGAAGTGTAAAAATAGCAGTTCTTACAGAAGAACCAGATACATTTTTTAATTTTGCAGAAGTAGTTACTTTAGTCTCAGAATAAAATGAAACTCATCACAGAAGAAATTCAAAAAGTAAAATTTATTACTGAAGGAAAAGGTTCCCAGAAAAAGATGTATATTGAGGGAATTTTTCTCCAAGCAGATATTTGCAATCGTAATGGGAGAATGTATCCCATGCAAACTCTTGCAAAAGAGGTAGAAAGATATACTGAGTCATTTGTTTCAAAAGGTCGTGCTCTTGGAGAATTAGGCCATCCTGATGGTCCTACTGTCAATCTCGACCGTGTTTCCCATAAAATTGTTTCTCTTGAACAAAAGGGATGCAATTTTATTGGTAAAGCACAATTACTAGAAACTCCTATGGGTAAGATTGCAAAATCTCTTATCTCCGAAGGTGTTTGCCTTGGAGTTTCTTCTCGTGGTGTTGGATCACTTCAAGTAACTAATGAAGGTCATAAAGTTGTTGGTCCAGATTTTATGTTAGCAACAGCAGCAGATATTGTTGCCGATCCTTCTGCTCCTGATGCTTTTGTTCAGGGAATTATGGAAGGTAAAGAGTGGGTTTGGGATGGAGGAATTCTCCGTGAACAATTTGCAACCAAAACTCAAAAAAGAATCAACACCTTAGTTGATCAAAAAAGATTAGATGAACATAAAGTTCATTTATTCCAAGATTTCTTGGCAAATCTTTAATTTATAAATAAATATAGATTATAACACAATCAAACAAATGTCCGTTGGTAGAAATTTACAAGAAATGGAAAACGTAGTAACCAAAGGAGCAAAACCTGCACAACCAATGCCTAAGTTAACCACGGGTATTCCTGATGGTCAAACGGGTAGTTGGGAAGATTTAGGTGGACCTACTCCAGAAAATTATCGCTCAGATGATGATTCAGCTAAACTAAAGGATCCATCATCTCCTTTAGCACAAGTAAAAAATGTGGTAAATAAAGGTGCTAAAGCAGCAGATCCTATGAAATCTCTGGCAAAAGAAGAGACTGAGGAAGATGAAGATCTCATCGACGGAGAAGAAGAATTAGAAGATGATGAGGAAGTAGTTGCTGAGGCTAAGAAAAAATCAAGCAACAATGATGATGACGAAGAAGATAGTGATGATCAAGAAGGTGAAGGTCAAGAAGATGATGATTCGGGTTCAACTCGTAAAATGAAGAAAGACGACGATGATGATGAAGAAGATGAGTCGGGTTGGAAATCTAAAAAAATGAAGAAAGAAGAGTTTAACATCGAAGAAGATGTTAATGCTCTCCTTGCTGGTGAAGAGCTTTCTGAAGAATTCCAAGAGAAAGCACGTACAATTTTTGAAGCAGCAATCAAATCAAAAGTTGCTGAAATCAAAGAAGAATTAGCAGGTGCTTATGAAGAAGCACTTATTGAAGAAGTTCAATTAATTAAAGAAGAACTTACCGATCGTGTTGATGCATACCTTGAGTATGTTGCTGATGAGTGGATTTCAGAAAATGCACTTGCAATTGAGCAAGGATTAAAAACTGAGATGACCGAATCATTCCTACAAGGAATGAAAGGTCTTTTTGAAGATCATTATGTTTCAATCCCTGAAGATAGATATGATGTAATCGAGAGTATGGTAGATAAACTTGATGAAATGGA